TTAGGCAACATTACTTGCTTTCAAAGCCTTAATTTTAGCGTTTTTCTTTTCTTCGTCGCACTTCGGGCAGAACTTGTGCTCGCCGGCTAAATAGCCATGTTTCGGACAAATAGAGAAAGTTGGGGTAATAGTAATATAAGGCAGGCGATAATTGGTCAGAACTTTCTTAATCAATTCACCGCAAACCTTGGCCGAAGAAATTCTTTGGCTCATATACAAGTGTAATACTGTTCCGCCGGTGTATTTGGACTGCAAAGTTGCTTGCAAATCCAAAGCCTCAAACGGATCATCGGTATATCCCACCGGCAGTTGCGAAGAGTTCGTATAATACGGATCTTCCTTAGTGCCGGCTTGGATAATACCCGGAAAACGTTTTTTATCTTCACGCGCAAAACGATAGGTAGCGCTTTCAGCCGGAGTAGCTTCCAAGTTATACATATGACCGGTTTCTTCCTGAATTTTAATCAATCTGGCGCGGATATAATCCAAGAACTTTTCGGCAAAAGCCTTGCCCCACGGGTCAGCAATCTCATGCTCGCCATCGGTAAAGTTCAAAATCATTTCGTTAATACCGTTCACACCGATAGTTGAGAAGTGATTGCGCAAGGTACCGAGATAGCGCTTGGTATATGGATAAAGACCATTATCAATCAGGCGTTGAATGGTTTTGCGCTTAATTTCCAGTGAAGTGCGGGCAATATTGAGTAATTCATCAACACGACCGAACAGCCCTTCTTCATTGCCTTTATAAACGTAACCCAAGCGCGCACAGTTAAAAGTTACCACCCCGATGGAACCAGTTTGTTCAGCGGAGCCGAACAGGCCGTTACCTTTGGCGAGCAACTCACGCAAATCAAGTTGTAAGCGGCAGCACATTGAGCGAATCTGCCCCGGTTTCAAAACGGAATTAATAAAGTTCTGGAAATAAGGCATACCATACTTGGCTGTCATTTCAAACAACAGTTGCGATTTTTCATCTTCCCACGGAAAATCCGGCGTCATATTATAGGTTGGAATCGGGAAAGTAAACGGACGATCCATCACATCGCCTTCCATCATAACCTCAATGTAAGCGCGGTTAATCATATCCATTTCTTTCTGCAATTCACCATAGGTGAACGGCATTTCTTCCTGCCCTTCAATAATTGGCATAAAGTTTTCATCATGGCCGGCAATATGACCGCCGATATACGGATGTTGGCCGCGCAAATCTTCCGGACAAACCCAGTCAAACGTAAAGTTGGTGAAAGGTGTTTGCGAACCCCAGCGCGATGGCACGTTCAGGTTATAAACCAACTCCTGAATGCACTGTTTAACTTCGGCATAAGAAAGATTATCCTTGCGAACATACGGCGCCAAATAAGTATCAACCGAAGAAAATGCTTGCGCACCGGCCCACTCGTTTTGCAGAGTGCCCATAAAGTTAACCATTTGTCCGGTAGCCGCTGACAAATGCTTCGGCGGATTAGCCTCGGCCTTGCCGCGCACGCCGTTAAAGCCTTCTTTGAGCAAGTTTTTCAATGACCAACCGGCACAATAAGCCGCTAACATATCCAAATCATGAATATGGATATCGCCGTTGCGGTGTGCTTCGCCAACTTCGGCCGGATATACATGACTCAGCCAATAGTTGGCAGTAACTTTACCGGAAACATTCAAAATCAAACCGCCGTTGGAATAACCCTGATTAGCATTGGCATTAACGCGCCAATCCAATTTTTCCAAATATTCATTAATGGAACTCTCCACATCAACCATCACCTTATGATCTGTGCGGGCGCGGGTGCGTTGATCGCGATACAAAATGTAAGCCTTGGCGGTAGCGGTATAGTTGGAAGAAATAAGCGCCTGTTCAACTATATCTTGAATTTGTTCAATACTCGGTACGGATTCGGCAAACTTATAATTAACCACTTTCATCACTTGTGCGGTTAACAGCCAAGCATCCGCTTCGGCAAACTCACCGGTGGAAGTTCCGGCCTTTAAGATGGCGTTATAAATTTTGCTACCGTCAAACGGAGCCAAAGTTCCATCGCGTTTAGTAACATTTTCCACGCTGGAATGAATATTTGTTGGTTGATTTTCCTGCTCTGCGGCCATTTTTTTAGTCTCTCCTCTATGGTATATTAAATTTAGCAAAACATACTATATATAGTTTAATAAAAAATTAAAACACAAAATATAGTGTATTAACAATTTTTTATTACCGCAATAATTCTTATTTTTCGATTAAGTTGATTAAAACAAAAAACTTTTGCCTCTAACAAGAATTTTTTTTTGCACATTTTCTATATTTTGGGGAATTTTAGGTATAACACTTTATTTTTCCGCAATAATTTTTTTTATTTTACGGTTGATAAAGTTATTAACCATTGTTAATTTGCATTTTTATATTTCTTAGACGAAAAAACATTGCTTTACACATAATATTTTGATTTTACTTTATTTAATAATCCACAGCCGGCGGCAAAATAACATTTTATTCTTATTTTTATGGCAAAAGATATTATTTTTCTTAAATTTGCGATTCTGTACCGGCATAATTTTGCGAATCCTTAAAGCGAGGAAAATTTCGTAAAAAATTATAATATGACAGTAAGATAATTTACGCCTATGGTGGCAGCGATTGCCAATGCCCAACAAATCGCGGTATAAACAAGCGGATATTTTAATAACGGGCTGCGCAAATTCAAATCCGCTTCCGGTTTGCTTGGCAAAACACACAACACTAAAAGCAATAAATAAAAGAAGCCTAAAATGTGCCCAGCATATTGTCTTAACAAAATATCCGGTGGAATTTTTCCGAAATGTTCTGCACAGCTCATTATCAAACATATACTATAACACACTAGAAAGAAAGTCCCTCTTTGCCCTGCATCACGGCTCCGCTTTTGAATCACCGCCAAAGCCGGATAAAATAACAATAAGTTTACAACATAAGAAAGCCACTGAACTCCAAGTTTCTGCACTAAAATATTACACAAATAAATCACGCTCAAAACCCACATTATCATCGATCGCGTAGCTCGTCCTTCAAAAGAAAACATTTCTTTCAATTCTTCTTTGCCTAAAAAATTCTCCTGATATTTCATCATAAATCCCCACTTACTGTAATTTATCAGCTTCATTTTTTCCGAATACATCACGGTTGGCCAACAATAAGGCCATTATTGCGCCAATAATATTAATAATGGCTATAACATCTATTAAATATTCCTGCACTACTTCATTCATAACAACAAAATATGCGAATGAAAATAACACTGCGTCAACTGCCAGCAAAATATACCCGGCATAGCCGATATAGTGCAGATATACCGATATTTTAGGAAAATTCTTTATAAACTTTTGTAAAAAAGCAAAATTTTTCTTTTTGAAATATAACAAGCAAAAGAGGATAATAAAAACGGGAAAAAGCAAAGATGATATATTGCTCCACATGGCTTGTTGGCTTTTTTGCCACTCATCCGACAAACTTTCACCTAGAAATTGAACAAGATTCCCTAAGCTGTCATATAAATAGCCGACCACAAAAAACATACCACCTAAAACGCATAAATCATTCGTTGCTTTTTTCATATTATTATCCCCTTATTTTTATTTTGTTGTAACCACAAAATAACAGGAAATCAAGCTTTATTTAAAACAATCGGCCTCTTCAAGAGCGTTATATAAATTAGCAACTCCATTTCCTATTTTTCCGCCTAATGCCGTATTATTAACATAATTACCGACAAAAGGTATCTTAGATAAAGTCTTACTTGCAACCTTATTAGATACAAAATTTCCCTTTTCAACCAACTTAGGGTTGGATGATATTTGGTAATTTGTAATTGTATTATATGCAATATTCGAAGGTGTACAGCCTTTTTTATACCTGTTGTATGGATTACGTGTTGAAAAATATTCATCTTTAATATCATTGTAGGCATCCTTAGCCGTATTATACAGATTATCTATATAGTTAGCAGCGCTATTGTCGTATTTCTGCATATTAGGTGGCGGAGTAGTTATATAATACTGCTCTTGTTTTGGTGTTGTTATCTGATACGGTTCTTCTTGCGTTGTTGTTTCAGGCTCACTTGGCTCAGAATCCTCATACCACGTAAAATTGCCGATATCTGTCTGCAATGTTTGCGGATTATTTAAATAACCCATTTCGCGCATTACACGCTCTACCGTTTCATGAACGGTTTCCGGTTTTCCGTTATACATATTTTTTATCCTTTTATAGAAAAGCGAAAGCCGTGCGCAAAAAACACACGGCTTTCTTAGTTAAAAAAATGAAACAAATTTATTTGCTTTGTTTCGTCGCACTTAATTTTAATAGGAGTTTTTTTATTATTATTTGCTCATTTTTATCACCTCCTTACCATGAAGTATTCTTTTCTTTATTTTGAAACAGACTTTCTATGCTGTTTTCCGGTAACGCCGGCCGCTCGTTAAAGCTATAATCATAAACCGGCTCGGCAAAAGTCAGCGCCAACGCATCAGCCAAATCCGGCGAACGCCCCAAGCGCTTTTTAACTTCCTCTTTTTCCTCCAACTGCAAGCGTCCGCGGCTGTCATATTTTTTATTTACCGCGCAAAGCTCAGCCAACAAACTCTCGTTATAAGGAATCTTCACTGCTTGTTCCTGTTCCAGCCATATCCGCAACTCATCCCACATTTCCGCACGGCGGTTATGATAGCGTTCATCGGCTAACGCTTTGGCGCCAAACATCACCGGCCGCACGATTTTTTTGAATCCGCGATCCAGCAAAATATCCACCACTCCACCGCCAACACCGCCGGCATCAATGAACATGCGCGCCGGTTTATATTCGCGGATATAATGCGTTGCCTGATTAGCCACCGCGACATTATCTAAATGAGCAAAGCTTTTGAACTCCGAGCATACCCGACCGCGACGAAAGCAAAATACGCTCTTATCATCGCCAAAACGCGCCACATCCAGCCCGATAATCAATGGCGATTGCGAAGCGGGAATAATGCCCTCTGCCGCCTTACGTGCCGATAGAGATGATATAAGTTTATAATTGCCGATTGCCCGCGGTGCTCCCAGCCAAATATGTTCATAGTCATCCGGATTTTCGCGCCGGCATTTTTCCGCCAAATAGCGCATTTCTTCCGGACAAAAGGGGTTATCCGTATAATTAACCTTAACAATTAACGTTCGTTCGTCAGGATTGCGTGCCAAAGCCTGCCAAACCGGATCATTCTCTTCCTCTCTGTTCATGGAAAGCCAAATCTCGGAGCCGGGTTTACGAATGGTCGGATCCAGAACTTCCCAACTATGTTTGCTGATTTTCTGCGCCTCTTCCAGCCAAACAATATCGATACCTTCCAGCGATTTGATATTAGCGGCATTTTGTTCCTGCAAACCCTTAAAAATAAAGGTTGTTCCGCTTACTTTATTGATTATCTGCGTTTCCGTAACTTTATAATCAGTCAGTTCATAAAAGGCTATACGGTCGCTTAAAAGTTTATGCACGGAATCCTTAATACTTTCCTGAATTTCACGCATACAGGCGATACGCAATTTTTTCATTCGCCCCAAAAAAAGCAAGCTGTCAGCAAAGGCATAAGACTTTCCCCCTGCTCTGCCTCCGTAATAAAGTTTATACCTTTTCTTTAAGCGTATCAGAGGGGCAAATATCTCCGGAATTTTGGCTGTTATCTCTTTCATTGATAAAATCCACTAATATTTTGGTTAAATTTTCATTGCTTAATTGGTTTTCGGTGCTGGCTTGCAGCGAGGCAAGCTTGCATTTCAGCTCTTCGGCTTTAAGAGCGAGGTTAATATTTCCCTCCTCCATAGCCATTTTTTGTAGTTTATTCAACATCTTAAAACTGTCCTTAAATGAATAAACCACAGTCAGGGTATCTCTTGACATTTTCTCCTCTCCTTGTGTTATGATTGTTTAATTTTCCAGTTCTTGTTTAAGTTTGTTTAAGCGCGCCAACCACTCCCACAAGCGGGGATATTCCTCGGCGCTTAAATGTTCCAGCTCGGCGGCTACTTGTGCGCCGGCAAGCGGAAATTGCGGCAATACGTAAGGCTCACAAATTTCCGCTGCGCATGAGCATAAGCAACTCATCACGACTGGCATTAGGCATAGCCTGAATTTTTGCCCTTTTTTGCGCCACATATTTTATCACCTCCACTTGTTTTTCAACTATTTGTGTTTTGGCTTGCTTTTTGCCGTAAAAATATCCGCCGAAACCGGCGTATAAAATACTCAAAACCCAAGCAATCAATATATACCTTATCATATTAACTCCTCGCATTCTTTTTTTACTCGTTCAATACGCCGTCCCCAGCCATTGCCATATATCTGCCAGCCTTTAAGGCTCATCAAAAAGTTAATCCGTTGCTGTATATACTCATCAACTAATTTTTTCCTTGGCCAGCCATTAACGGCACAAAGCGTTTGGTTACCTACCTTGCCGTCTTGTTTAATACCCAAGCATTTTTGCAAGCATTTAACTGCCTTAACAACTCCGCTATTTACCGCATAATCAAACAATGCAACACTCAACGCATCCGGCAAAAAATCACACTTGCACCTATCCCAATAATCACGTTTATATATCTCTTTGGCTTCCTCAATCGTCAACTCACGGATATTCAATTTCGGATATGCTTTTTTACTTATACCATATTTTGTTTCGCCCCCGGGGTCACGTGGGTCGTTCACGTAACCACCCTCATTTTTGAGTAGCAGTTTAAACGCTGTTTCAAATACTGTTGCCGTCATTTTTACCACTCCCGATATGCTGTTCAATCAGTCGGCTTAAATGCAAACGGATAAACTCGTTTATCCAATCATACAACGGGCGGCTGAATAATATTACAATACAAGATATACCGCTTCTGGTCGCTCCCGAAAGTGCGGCATAATCCAACGCCAAATAAACACCATAGCCAAACCAAAACGCCAGCAACGCATCTACTGTGGCTTGGAAAAAGCCTTTATAACGTATATAGGCTGACGCAATCGCCATCAGCCCCAGCAATACTATTGTTTTTATATCTTCTATCAATTCATACCTCCGATAAGAGCGGAAAGGCTAGTTACCTTTCCGCCTTTGTTTTCTAAACACTATGTGCCGGTATGGCTACCGTACCCAAATAAGTACCGTTATAACTGGCATCATCTGTCAGAATAACCGATGTATCGCCGTTGGCATAGCAATCTAGCGTTACAGACGAGCCATCATCCGTATAATCATAGAGTATTCCAGGCAGGCTCTCAATATTCCTTCCGCCGCCTTTCCACCACAGGCTACCATCAATATTGATATAGCTTTCCGATAAATCTATGCTACCATAAAATGGGGAACTTCCGCTTCCTGCACCAAAAGACATTGCTTGTGTACTGGTAACAGCAGTTGAACTGTTGGCTGTTATAACGTCTGTAAAGTTTGTACCATCAGTTGAATAGCTTAATACATATTTACTGCCATCAAAAATAAGTTTTACCCAATAGGTGGTATTTGTTTGCAGGATACTAGCCGAAGGATTATCACCGGTATAGATATTCCAACTACTATTAGTGCTGGTTAGCCAAATCCCTAATTTATCATATTGAATGACAATATTAGCACCGCTTTTCATATCAGTTGGTGCTCCGGTTAATCTTTGATATTGATAGGAAAGGGAACTTCCGGTAGTGAACTTAATTTGCTGTTCCCACGTTGATGCTCCCGGATTAAATATTTTCGGCAGGCTAATGTAATTATACCGTGAAAACCCGCTGACAATGCCATCTGCATTTATTGTCGGAGAGCCTGTTGTAGTAAAATTATCATAAGTATATTCGTTTTTTGCATCCCACCAGAGAGAATTATCAATATTGATGTAAGTTTCAGCTAAATCCATACTACCATGTAAAAACATTGATCCAGAATCACCAAATACCATAATAAAATCTGCTATTGGATTGGAGGTTAAAGTATTTCCTTGGGTCCAATTTATATTATCAGTAGATATATAAAAATCATAACTCGTTCCATTCCAAAGTATTTTTATATAATTTATACCTGTTTGTAAATCTATACCTGTATCATAAATACTGGCAACATCCCAACTTGTTTTTTGTGAGGTTGCCCAAAAATACAATCTTGCTCCCCCCTCCGTTCTAAGAACAAAACCACCGGAATTATAATTATCTGTAAGATTACCAATGATACAATTTATATAAGATAAATTGCTTATATTAACTTTTATTACTATCTCTACACTATTTGCTGAGGAGAGAGGAATAGAATTATCTAACTTTATATATTTATTGTTATCAAATCCTTCAACTACACCTGTTTCATAATTTATCGTTGGTGAACCAACAACAGCAAAATTACTATATTTATAATAAGCCACATCATAGTTTTGCCCGCTTGGTGCTAAGCAATATTTTGAAGTTGCCAGCTTACTGCTATAATCCCATTTATATGGCAATGTGGTATTGGCAAAATACAATATTTTAACCCCGCTTGCACTGTCGGATATATCACAATTCAAGCCATCATAAACAGACATACTTACGCTTTTGCTTTCGCCTGCCGTATCAAAGGTCAGCATTGTTTTATCATCCCAATAACCACGAGCACGTGCTGTAATTATTGTTGGTATTCCCTTATATACTTTTAACTGCTTTGTTGTAGACATTATTCAATCCCTCCTGAAATAATCGCATTATCGGCATTAACCGTAACGTTAACATTGATTTGCTCCGGCATAACCGTTGCCACTTTTACTGTCGCCCCACTGACTCCGCCCTCGGTAACATAACCGGTTAAGCTGGATGATGAGATGTTTATATTTTGGTAGTTAACCACCTTATATTCGGCATTTCCCGCAAACTGAATTACCTTTGTTTGATTATTGCCTGCTGCTCCGGGGTCGTAAGATATAACTAAGCCATCTGTTGAAGCAGTAGCATACATAGAACTTGGATTATCTACCGGACTAACATAACCCGCTATTTTGGTAAACTTAGCATTAGCGTATTTGAACACGGCTATTTCTTTGGTGTCTTTATTGGTTATAGTTAGAATGTCATCTTGCTGATTATAAGAATAAATACTGTTAGTATTATTATAAAATTGCAATAAATCCGGGCTTAAAGATGAAACATCGCTCACTTCTTGCAGAGTATTATTAGCTAGGCTAAAAATGCGAAAATTATAGTTTGAATGTAGACTGCTATATGCCTCATAAGCCAAAAAGTACGCACCATCGCTAGTAACATAAGGCAAAACAAATTGATTAGATGTATTATCCAACATTAACGCATCATCGGTTATTGTTCCGGCTTCATCATCAACTATTGCTCGCCAAATTCGTGGATTACTTGATTTATAATAAATATAGCCATTGGCATAGCAAAAACTTAATCCGCATAAAGCAACCTGAGTAAACGTACCAACCGAGGTGTTATCCGTATATGTTTTTATAACGTTCATCGTTCCGGCTGCCATTTTAACAAATTGACTATTGACCGCATCATAATAATAATCGCCACCTACATAGGCATATTGCGTAGCTTCTCCATAAGAACCACCACCAACACTAATCCAATATTTATTACTTGCGTTATAAGCTGCGTTTTTGTAAGCCCAAATCATACCATTATCAGCATATTTAACAACACCAGAATAACCACTAATTGATGAGTTGGCTTGCGCAACGGTTGTTGTTGCTTTGGTAGATGTGTTAAATAAAACACCGGCTTTAGCATCAAAGACTACTGAACCATCGCGTGATACCACATTAGGCGAAAAAGCCCCATTACTTCCATAGCTGCCAAACTGGCTAGCATCTGGCGCTGAACCCAAATACATCGGACTAAGCCAAGCCTTATCACCAACATTTAATGTTGAACCAGTAAGGTTTAATACTTCTAGCTCATCACCGCCGCCAGCAGGAATCGAGTTAATCGCCGCCAGCAAATTGCTCAAATTTTGAGTTTGCGGCAGTGTTCCGCCGCGCTCACTAACGGCTGAATATGCGTTTGCCACCTTGGCCTTAGCATTTTGTATTGCAGTTGCTATACTCATTTTACACCTCCTACAAAGCGTTAATCAGCGTTTCCACATCGCCAACCAGATCATAAACACATTTGGCACTCGGATATTGCACATCGGTGCTATCACTGCTCAACGCCGTCACCAAATTTGCCTTGGTCTGATACCCCGCCAACGCCGTATCAATTTCGCTTTTGGTGTAGTAATTCTGTAAACTGCCGATAACTTCATCACGATAATTTTTAACCGTCTGCTTGTCGGCGGCAACTTGCGCAGTGTCATACTCCACTATTGCCTTATCCGCTACCACTATTGCTTTATCGGTTGCTATGGCCGTTACGTCACTTTCCACTTCGCTAACCAGCGCGTTTAATTGTGGCATAATAACCGTTGCCACATATTTATCTATTTCCTTTTTGCCGGAATCTACATAGGTTACACTAACCGCCACATATAGATCCGCGGCATCTTGCCAACTTACTGAATACATATTAATTCTCCTTAGTTATTTGTTTTGTTATTCTAAAAATACCGGTTTGATTTACATTAGACGGAAAGATGGTATTAACCGAGTTATCAGGCATTTCTATTTGAATATCGCATTGATAGTCACCGGCTTCAATACCACTCAATTCCGGCGTGATTTCAAACAATATCTTACCTTCCGCTGCACTTATTACCGCGGCTTCCAATGCCCAAACCAAAGTTCCGTCAATTTTGCGAACTTGCATCCGTCCGATACTGTCGGATAAATCGACATCAGTACCATTTTGCAACAAATGCACAACTACGGCAAAGCTGTCGCCTTGGCGTACTTCTATGAGATTTTTTATCATTCTACCTGTCATTTTATTCCTCCCGTAATTGTTCAATTTGCGCACGCCATTGCTGACGTTTGGCAATTATTCCAGCATATTCTTCTTTGGTGGCTGCACCTTCGGCAATCTTTGCCGCTATATAATCGGTGGCGAAAAGCAAGTCTTTCAACTTCGCTATTTTTTGCGTATTAGTTTCCACATTAGGCGCGGTTTGATATATCTCTCCGTTATCCTCTATATGGTAAGCATTCGCATTGCACCACGCGGCAACTTGAACATATTCTTGCTCGTCAAAGGCATTTTTAGCCATTGTCCAATCTTTATAACTCATTGTATTTTCTCCTTAATATCCGATTGCAATGTAATAACAAGCACGAGCACTGGTAAATCCGGTAGTTGTTTTTGAACGCACCTGATTGTTAATTTCGTGCCCAACGTTATTTTCAAGTCCGGCCAGACCATAGTCAGCCGTAGTAAAAGGGGTAGGAAAAGTTGCAGTTCCTTCGTCATTTTCCTGATACCCCCATTGAATAATCAGTGGGGTGATATTATTCCCGTTAACGGCTATTTTAACGTAACTGCTGTTGCCACTGATATAACTGCTGATAATATTTTTCACAAATTGCGTAGTTGCTACTTTGGTAGAATTATCATCATTAGCTTGCGTTATGGCCGTCAACACACCGCCAACATCCAAGTTGGCACTGCAAGAAGAATTTCCGCTGATATTAACACCGGCGGAAAAAGCAGTAAGTGCCGCAAAAGTTTTGGCTCCGCTTATTGTTTCCGCTCCGCTTAAATGAACAGCCGACGCATCTACTCCGTTCAGTTGCGCGTAATTGACGGCATCACTTTCAGCAGAACCGGCGGCTAATCCCTTGATTTGAAAATTTCCCATTTTCAAATTGGCTTCCATCGTTGCGCTACCATCACGCAGAAAACACAAATTAAGCCCTTCGGCAAAATTATCATCTTCTTCATCATGACGATCGCTGACGATGTCAATGTTGTTTATTCTGTCCTCCTCCCAGCTATGTAAGCGGGAAAAGTTACCTTGATTATCAAAAGGCATTTTTTCTCCTATCAGTCGGTAAAACCGACAAAAAATTAAAATTATAGTGCGTTAAAAATAAAGGTGCCCGATTGCGAGCACCTATTCATCAGCCGGCGGAACGCACCTTACCGCCGAAGAATGTTTTTTATAAAATCATCTTGACATATTCCCTGCGCTGATTATTATAAAATTAATTAAACACAACCCATGGGTTAAAACATGCGTAAACTTCTCTTCATCATCGCCTTACTTTTTCTCTCCACTCCTGTTATGGCGAGGAAAGATAATAGTACTTCTAAAGAACAAAAGTTCGTTAACCCTATTTTTTACCAACCTCTAAGGCCTTTAAGTAGTACTGTAGGCTGGGCATACTTGACTCCAACATCAATAGATTTTAGAACACCTTTGGATAAAAATATTGTTAATGCCACAGGGCAATGTGAGCTTGTTGAAAATGAACAAGATCACATTACGTTTTTATGTGATATTACTTGGTTAAATATTGCTTGGCTCAATGAAAAGGTTAAAAAGTACTACACATATGTTATCAAAGACCTCTTTTCACCGGATTGTTTACGTATTTGGGAATTTACCTATAAGAATGTTGAAGATTTTTCACAAGATGCACAGCACGCATCAAAATATTGTGTAACCCCTCTCAGTAATATATCATCAGAAAACTATTGATGCAGCTGTTTGTTGTGCCCAATCGTTACGTTCGTTCGCAATATCTCTACGATGAATATGCTCAATAATCTTATCGATATCATGATCTTCTATCGCCTTGTATAGTTTTGGCCAATTATATCGATTTACACCTCCTGCAACATTGTACTGAATATCCAATAATACTTCTTTTAGTGGTAAGGGAAAACTATCAAAATCAGCAAATTCTCTACGTAAGTGTGCCAGATCTTCTATCATGTGTGTTTGAGCCAAATTTCGAGCCTCTGCATCGGATATTCGAACATTTGTTTTATTTTCAAAAGCATCTGCTTGTGTATTACGGTTTACATAATTTCCGCCAGCATCTTGTTGATTACTAAGACGGTGTAAATAACTGTAAGCTTCTAATTTTTGCGCCTCAGTGGCTGGAATACCATTAACTGTAAGGTTTAACTGTCTAAAATCATCCCAATTATTTACGTTAGCACCAGCTCCAATTGTGATATTTCCGGTAGTATCTATATAAGGGTAAGGTATAACTCTTTCAAATTGTTCTATATTATCCCACATTTTTGCATACAAATCTTCATCTGATATGCTATCACTATCGGTAATATAATCTGCATCCGTGGCCGTGGTGGTGTAGGTGTTTTCGGCATACTGCGTGCCGATATTTTCATCCTCATCTTCCTCATCTTCTGCTACGCTCTCTTCGTCTTCTTCCTCCTGTTCTGCCGCGCGCTCTTCTTCCTCCCGTTCTTTTATTTTGCGCCAGTTGGCTTCCAACTGTTCGCGCAAGGTCGGACGATTTTCGCTTGTGCCATTGACATTTCTCTTTTTGCCGTAGGCTTCGGCAAACGGTACTCCGCCATTTGCCCGTCCATACGCTTCATCTGTTGGAACTCCGCCGTATGCGGCATATTCCGGAACTCGATTGTTTCTAAAATAACTCATTATGTTTTCTCCTAAAAATTAAAATTATAGTGCGTTAAAAATTAAAGGCGCTCATAATTAAGCGCCTATTCATCCCTTCGGCGGAACGCACCTTACCGCCGAAGAATATTTTTTATAAAATCCCTTATATTTACTTTTCCAAAACTTATATTATCCTATAAAAAGTCCGCTATTATCAATACCACTGTTCCCAATATTAGTGCCACCAGTGGAAATAAAAATATGGACTTTGCCAACAGCGGATGATTCCGCATATTACTGGTTCCGATTAAAAATAACAGTAATAATTCAATCAGCACATTTTTCATACTTCCGATATAAACTTCCTGATTGATATATCTCCAATCACCTTCCATAGCTTCAGAGCTCCAAATAGGCGAATCTTTTGCCGGAGGATCAAGATATTCCATAATGAAGATATAATAAAATAACAAATATACTATTATATACCACTTAAACTGCCACAACAATTTAAATGTTTCTGTTGCACTTTGTTTAGCTTGTTGAATTATTTTTTTAAACATCTGAATATATCCTATAAAAAGTCTGCTATTATTATATAAATTTAAGTTTTTACGTCCTGTAACAATTTTTATATTATCTGAAGAAATACAGCTAAAAAATAAAAAGAAGATAAGAAAATCAATTTGGCTAGTAAAGGATGATTACGCATATTGCTTGTGCCCAGCAAAAATAATAATGCAAATATCATTAACATCAACTTTGTTATTTCTAAATATATTTTTTTATCATAATGATACCAGATTTCATTGTTCCATATACAATAGTTTTTAGGGGAAGGTATTATATAATTAACGCCTAAATAAAAATAAAACAGCATATATGGCACCACATACCACTTAAACTGCCATAACAATTTGAATGTTTCCATCATATTATGCTTCAAACTGATTGCTGTATACCGCATCTTCTTATACATTATTATCCTTGTTATAATATACTTAACCACCCTATATACAATGGAAATAAAAAAACTAATTTGGCTATCTTGGGATTGTAACGCATATTACTAATTCCAAGTAAAATAAATAATAATGAAATTACTAAACCATATTTACAACTTTGTATATAAACTTCTTGATTGATATAATTCCAATCACCAGCCATTGCTTCCGAACCCCAAATAGGTGAATCTTTTGCCGGAGGATCAAAGTATTCTATCAACAAAATTAAAATGAACACAAAATCTAAACAAACATACCACTTAAACTGCCACAACAATTTAAATGTTTCTGTTGCACTTTGTTTAGCTTGTTGAATTATTTTTTCAAACATCTGAATATATCCTTATAGTTGCATTTTGATTATATACAATATATTATACAAAGGCAAGAAAAAAATCTTGCCTTTGTATATTTTTTTACAATTTACCAATCTTTGGGATATTTTACCTTTACCGGAACGGAATCTTGGCATTCATCCAAATAATCATCCAACTTTCCGGTTTGCCACGGAATATCTATACATCCGGCTGAACCTTTATTTAAGCCGCCATGGATAGAAAATCCGGAACGCCCATATGTATTGGTGTTTTCATCCGGCTGTAACCAAACGCGGCTTGTTCCCCATGATATTGGATCACCACTCCAATTACTTTTTTGCTCATTATGTATTCCTAATTTTTCACCAATTTTAAGAGCTAAATCCTTCATAGTCATATTCTGCCTTTGGTCTTGATTGGCATAATATGTACCTTCCGGTATAGGCCCTTTGTTTGCTACATTTTGATACTTTGCACTTTGAAACGCATCTTGACCTGATTGCGCATCCAAAGTATTAACCATGCCGTCATTGTTATATAAATTCAAGTTTTGGCCGTCAAATGTCATATAACAATTGGGATCATTTGTTGCACTTTCCGGTATGGATGTAGCATCATTTTCCACGCTTTGGCTCATCGGCGGCGGGGTATCTCCGTAAAGCTGTTCGTAATTATATTTATCGTGTTCGTAAATATAATCTTGAATTTCAGCGGCGTGCGGATTGGGGCTGAACTCACTCGGAACATCGATTGTTTTCATATCCGTTGCACTTTCCGCGCCGCGTGGATCAACATAATACCACTCACTCTCTCCCGGTTTCGGATTTTCTCTTTTTATCGGCTTCAAACCGTATATTAATTGTCTGGTGTATTCGGTCATTTTTTTCTCCCATTTAAACATTGTTATTAAATTAAGACGGGTGCGAAAGGATAAACACCCGTCTTTTTCACTCATTAAGCGTTTTTAGTGCATTATTTTTATCTGCCTCCTCCATACATTTTGACAGATCCGTCAATAACATTTTGCAAATTATTCCAGCCGGAGTTCTCCGCCGCCAATTTACGCTCCTGCACTCCGCTTTGCGTATTATACAGATTGGCTCGGTTATCATAGCCGGAAATTGAACCGTCCAGTAAAGACCTTATCTGATCTATGTAGCTTTGGCGCGCATCATTACTAAACTGCGCCGCTTGCAAACTATCGCCAAAAGCCTGCGAATAAGCATTTTGCCCATTCAAAACACTCTGGTATGCGGCTTGATTAAGCGCAGCATTTTGGCTGCTTTGCAAACCATTCATCGCCCGCAAATAAGCCTCACTACCAGCGGTAATTCCTTGGTTAGCCAAACTGGTCTGCAAATCGCTCATTTGCTGTTGATATTGCGGAACCAACTTATCCAAATACGATTGATATGTAGCCGCTTCTGCCCGTTGCCGTGCTTCATCGCTGTTTTCCACTGAAAATTGATAATCCGGCAAGCTGCTGAAATTACTGCTCAAATTATCCGCATATGATGTCATATTATGCAAAGTATTATCATAATTTGACGTATCATAATTTTTTAAATAATTTATATAATCGTTTTCATGGTCATAAGTTCCCGTTGAACCTGTGCCCAATACTTTTCCTATTGATTTACTCATTTTCTGTTCCTCTGTTATTAATCCACGGGCATTCTTCTTTAAGCATACCCAACACAAAACAATCTTCGCCATTATCACGAAAGTGGCGCAGCAGGCCCTCAATATGAAAACCCAAACGCCGCACAAAACGCAAACAATGACGATTACTTCTGCTGACTAAAATGCTGATGCGCCGGCAGTCTAAATCCTTAAATGCCAACGTAAACATTTGTTTCAGCGTTGATTTATTGCACCACGTTTTTTCGGTGGAATATATGGTCCACCAAACATCGTGATGCGGTCGGATATTATGAAAAATCAAACCTCCGACCATGCGATTTCTGAAAGCGAAGCCATAAGTCAAAGGAGAGTTTATGCTATCCAAACTCTCCCCCAAACCATGACATACCCACTTTGTAATATCGCCATTAATATCCGGCAAAATCTGATACATTTACAGCACCCCCGTTCCTACCTCATAGCGAATACCGGTTTCATACCATTCAACCGATATTCCGCTAGTTTTGGTTTTGAACACAATACTGGCCTTGTAGCCGGTGGAAGAGTTGGCTATCCACTGGCTGCAAATATTGGTATTGCTTAAATTGGCCCATTTTTCACCGGTCGGATGAATTATACTTGACCATTTAAGCTTATTCCAACGCGTATCATGATGTGTGCTGATATATTCCTCGTAATCGCCGTCGCGCTTTTCCATATCCATATTGGTATAAATGACCAAAGCATAATTGCTGCTTGACTTGGTGCGCGGATTAAGTAGTTGGACTTTTTTCAGCAAATTCGTGCCGAAATCATGATATGCTTGTTCCACCACTCCGCATATCGGTGCACCGTTATCGGCATTGCCTTCATCAAACAAATAAACTCCATCGCTAGCACCAAAATAAGCACGCTGTTCAAACTCGCACCAACATAAAGCATTAATGCCGCTGAAACGGCACCACGCACCGGAATTGAGATTTATAACATGCTGCTCATAGATATTTTGTAACGGCACATTGAAAATGGCATAGCCGCCACGCCCGTAAATAAGCCCCTGCCAGCCTTTTTTATGAGCATATTTGGCTGTACGTTCCAACACCAAACCGCGAATGGCATCACTGAAAGCAATTTGCGAAGAATTGGCCTGATCTAACGGTAAAGCCGAAGATAAAGGTAAATATCCGTCTTCCGTAATTATCACCACATCGCCTTGATACGGCACTATTGACTTATAACCTATCGGCCGACTGATTTTATAGGAGCCGCGCAATTTCCAATCACTACTACTGTTAATATCTGAACCGGAATAAACCAAGGCTTCGCCCTCTGAGGTTATAAACACTGTTAAATCATCAATGCCCTGACCGCCGTCTTGGGTCCAATTAGCTACCGCCACCAAGTAACCGCCGAAACGGCTTACCTGCGAAAAATCAAAACAATTAAGCTCTCCGGCAATATTACCCGCCGTTTGCGGATACCAAACTTTTAGAGTGCCTTTTTGCACAAACCACAAACGCTGCTTGGAAACACTGACATTAACCATTGCTTCTGCCGGTAAATTATCGCCGCTGAAACTCCAATCTTCCAGATGCTCGTTGCCGGCATCATCAATATAATAAACCTTTGGTACATCTATACCATTAACAAAATAAAGACGGTCTTTATATTGGGCGGTGCAAAAATAATCGTTACCAATTGCAACATCTGCTATATTATACACATTTTTTGGAGAACTGATATTCCAAAACTTATGTCCGCTGACCGCCAACATTTGCGAATTTGCGCCATGGTTATACACTGCCAAAGTCGCTACGGGCTGTTCCGTTTTAACATAACGAACGTATCCTTTGCGCAAGGCAACTTTGGTATCTTGCGGCAAATAATTATCCATAACTATAGCATAACCTGCATCCATATCTGACAAACTATCGCGTTTGTTCAGACCTTTAAGTGGCGCCGGCAAGGTATAACTAACGGATTTATTGGTTCTCTGTATTAACCTTGACTGCATTGACGGTTACTCCTTGTATTAAATTTTCTGATGACGAAGCCAAACAAATATCCTGCGTAACATGCTCTGCCCCGTAACGCTTTTTAAGCTCTCGCTCATATTCTCTGATTTCTTCGCTGTAATCCAAACCGCTGCGTTTAAGCCAACGCCATAAAATGGCCAACTTTACCAAATATTCATCAAAAATGGGAACATCAGTGTTGGCGGTTATGGTATTTTTGTCTTCATAGGTGTTAAAATCCCACACAATATTGTTGGAACGATATTGAAAAACTATTTTCACCCGCGCCGGAGGTTCATTCAAAAACACAAAACGCCCGTTTTGAATTTTGAATTTAATATCCGTGCCCGCACTGTAAAAATATTTATCTTTCATCCATTGCTGTGGTGTTATAGCGCCAATTATGCGCTCTTGAGTATCTTTAATATAAATTGTGTTCGGCAGCAGCGAATAAAAATCCGGCACAATATCTTCTATGGCATATTGCTTTTGCCCGGCAAAAGTAAACAGACAGCCTTCTTTGGTTAATTCCTGCCAATCGCCGTAGCGCAATAAACTATCTAACGCCGATTTTGCCACACTCAAAAAAATACTATCCTGTTGGCTGGAAGAATTAAACAAATCATTCGGTCGTTTTACCGCAGCCAAATCTGCAACTTCGCAACATATTTCCAAAATTGTTTTCATTAATTTTCTCCCTATCTTCTGATATTTTTTCTGATATTTCTGAATCTGCTTTGGTTGCGAATTTGCTGTTTCAACTCGGCAATTTCTTCCTGTAATTTCTCAATTTCCGCTTTATAATTTTGCTCTTTGCGGGCAAACTCAGCCACCGTATTATTCTTTTTTGCCTGTGCCACAAACATAACCGCCATATCGTGCTCGTTTTGTAAGCTCAAACTTTTAACGTGATTTTCATCCAAAGCGGCCAATGCTTCTACCGTAAAAATACCGCGATTTTTGCAAGTAGCTACTTCTGCGGCACTCAAAAAAGCGAACTGTTCAATCGGCGTACCGCTTTTAACTTTTTCCTTGGCCATTTTATATAAATTATATTCCCGCGGAAAACGCATAATTTTTTCTTTGGTTGCCGGCTGATTAAAAACTTCCGTGCTATTATCTTTGAGGCGAATTTCCACATAAGTTACATTTTTGAAAATAGGCAAACCGTTTTTGGTTACATTTTCAGTTTTTACGGCCTTATCATAAAAACGCGCCACTACATTACGTTCATCATTAACGTTATCCGCCACCTGACGGAACAATGCAAAATCAATATCCATATTAAAGAATCCTTTCATTTGAAATTATATATTTTATTTAACGAAGAAAGGCGGCTAAAACCGCCTCTCCTCGCACACTGATTAAGTCCTGCTTAATTAAAGAGCACCGGAATTATCATCACCTCCGTTGTTATCATCGCCACCGGAATTATCATCGCCACCGGTGTTATCATTACCGCCGGTGTTATCATCACCACCGGTATTGTCAGCTTCATTATCGTCATCGCTGGCAGTGTTAATCAACACACCCTGCAAAGCAGCGTTGCTCATGGTCATATTGCCAGCCCAGCCGATAATACGATATAAAGCATCCTGATTAACCGACAAACGATCACCACCGATTACGGTCATATCACGATCTCTATGTGTACGCAAATAAATGTAATCCGTATTTAAGAAATACATATGATTTTGCGGACAATTACCACCCTGACCGCCGTCATAAATAACGTCAGCGCCCTTAAACTTAACGCTTAAAAAGCCGGAATCTGCCATTTTCGGATCAGAGAAGCGTTGCAACTGCATCAATGTATCTTCATAAATAGAATACAAAGCATCATCGCACACAATCAAATCCGGTTTATCGCTACCGCGACTGCACTTAAAGTACAAACTGTTCATCAACTGTTTAATGTTATCCTTGGTAACTGCACCGCTAACAGACTGGTTGCGCCAAAACTCGTTACCGGTTGTTGCGCGGTCAATGGCGCCGACTGTTCCCGAAGTAGGATCATCAGCTACCAGCAAAGCCAAACCGCCAATTTCCTTGCCGGAAGAACCGGTACCATCGCCATAAACAGCCGAAGCCATTTTATTTACCAGTGTTTTTTCGGCGTTGTTAATGCGTTTTTCAAACAAATCCATTACCATCGCCTCACCGCTGTTAATCAACAACTCTTCGCCGGAAATTGCTACCGGTACGGCACAAAGTTTCAACGCATATTCAGCGGCGGTAAACAGCTGTTTCTGGTTATAAGTAATGGTATCATAGCCGGAATACCATACAATATCACCCTCGCCGTATTCAAGTTCTTCCAAAATTTTGGTACCGCCGTTAATCGGTTTCATTTTGCCCTTTTCCTGCAAACGCCATAACAATGCACTGTTTTTGGACATATTATCGTGCAAGTCTTTGGTGCGATTTTCCAAGGTTGATGTTAATAAGTCATTATATTTTAAAACCATATTTTTATTCCTTTATAAAAAAAATTAATCTTTCAAAGCAGCCCAATTTTTTTCAAGCTGCTCACGTAAAGTCAGACGTCTTTCCGGCGCCTGCGCTTTTCCCTTTGGTGCAAAAGAAGCCTTGCGAGCTTTTTCTGCCTCTTGTGCTTTTGAGCTGATTTTTTTATCAATCAACTCTTCCCTTATACGCGGGTTCAACCATAAGGCACCGGCATAGGCTTCGGCTAAGTCAGCCAGACTGTTCCCGTGTAAGATTTTTTGCATTTGAGGTAAAACCTCGTAAAAATGCGGATGAAGCAAAGCACCTTTTTCATCCTTCTGATTGGCAAAAACATACATTAAATCACCGAGCTGTTTTGTGCGCATATCTTGCAAATCAGATACTACTCTATGAAAGCTATGTTCCAATTTATGAACACGAGCCAACATTTCATCCGATACCGGCTCTTTTTTGCTTTGCGAAGTATTAAGATTAACTCCGTAAAGAATAGCCAAACAACGGATAACTTCCGCCGGTCGTTTTTCCATATTTTCATCAATCCAAGCCAATCCTTCAATCCATTCTTGCAGAGATTGAATCCCCAAGTTATTAAGGCTGGCTTTTCTGGTGTTGAACATAGTTTCAATACCCTGAAAAGTTTGCAAATGCTTTTCATGGTCATCTAATTTTTGCTTCACACTTTTTTCGTGTTCACTCAAAAACTTTTGCCAATTATGCGGTAGATTTTTGAAATCTTGGGCAAACTCTTCTTGGTAATTCTGCGGTGCCGTAAAAACATCAACCTCCGAGTTTATAGTTGTCGGAGGTTGTTTTGGTTCGGGCGTATCCGTAGAGTTTTTTACCTCAGTTTTGGGACTTCCCGGCAAAAAGCCGTAGGCCCTGAACTGACGTTCAAGTTCTTCTCTTAATTTACTCATTCCAGATTATCCTCTTGTAATTATACAAAAAATCGGCAAACAGAGAATTACGCCGATTTTGTTCTTGTTGAAATTGAATATTTTTAATATATTCGGTTGAATAGTCGCTGGCCAAAGCTAGGCCGGAGCTTTTGAGATAACGGTCAACATCGGCGACTGACGATGCAACCGTTCCATCCGGAAGAATCACTTCCTCCGAAAACTGTTTGCTGAAATTACTCATAACAATTTTCCTTTCATAGTTTGCAATAAAAAAGTCAACGATAAAAATAATCCCCGTTTGCCTCCAAACAGGGATTACGAAAACAAATGTAAACTTTAATTTTTAATAAGAACAGCGGAAGATAAGTTCGCGGTTGATGCTGGTATAAGTATCGTTTTCCTTGGTTATCTGATTATAGCTTGTATATGTATATGCGTCATGACCTTTATCTACCACTTGCACACGATATCCCATACATTGTTGATTAGCCAGTTTATAACAGGTAGATAGAGCATATCCACCATTGCAATCAGCGGAATAAACCGGACCGTAAGAATCGCTGTATAAATATCTTACCGAGGGTTCGTACCCTTTAAAAAGCGAACATCCGCTCAGTAAAATACATGTTGATAATATTATTATTTTTTTCAT